CGCCTTAGAAGCCTTGGCCGCGATGGGCTCGTATGCTGGAGCGTCTTCTTCCTTGGTCAACTCACCCATGGGGCGCTTGCCTTCGATGGCCAACTTAGGCGTAGGCTTCACACCATCAGCGGCGGCAACAGTCATCACGACTGCACGCTTGGCTTCATCACTGTCGCCTTGCGTCTTAACGATTGCGTACTCCTCGTCAGTCAGCCAACGGCTAGGCGCGAAGTGCAACTTGGGCGCTTCTGCTTTCGTGTCGAACTTCATGCGAGTGACAATCATCTCGGGGCTGATGGGAGGGTTCTGCATAGCCAAGTTGCGAGCGAAGGCTTGCAATGGGCGCTTGTCTCCGTCTTCCTTACCAAACACCGAAGTGGCTGGCAAAGTCAACTGCAGTATGTCGCCTTCAATGTTGTTCTCAAGCACCACAGCCAAGCGTTGTTGGTAGCGGCAAGCACGGCTATTGCCTTGGCCAGAGCCTGCAATGTTCTGGGGGCAGGACATGCAGGTAGTACCTTGCTTGTTTTCAGCGGATGCGTCTGGGCGCTCACCATCGTTGCTCCAGCAGTCAGGGCCAGTGATGTTGTCACCGTCATAAGACTTAGCGTAGAAGATGCGGCTGACCTTGGGGGCAGCCTTGACGATGATGACATCCAAGAAGCGCTCGTCAATAGAAGCGATCTCTTTGCCACCGGCCAGCAAACGGAACACACCACCTTTGATGGAGATGCGCTTGGTGCTAGTGCCTACGCCACCGCCCGTGAGGGCTTTGGCTGTGTCAGACAACTCGTTGTTGCGTGCGAATGAGGGAACATTGGAAGGGTTGAATAGTGCGATATTAGTCATGATAAATTTACTTGGTTGGTTTAGTTACGCGAATCTCAAACTCCGTTACAGAGTTCAAGCCCGGCGGGAGAGAGCCCGGGTTCTCTTCGAGGTACCGTGCCATGTTGGTTTGCGCGATGCGTTTCTCCAGCAAGTCCACGACTTCATGCTCAAGAATAAACTTCTTGAATGAGTCCCAGTCCTGCGTGTTGTAACGCGTCTTGGTCACCATTGACACAGTTCCAAAGGAAGTCTGCACGGACTTGACGCCCATGGACTTCATCTGGTCTTTCATCGCAAAGCGGACTTCATCTTGCTGTGCCTTCAGAGTTTCGATTTCGGTGTCGTACTCTTGAGTCAAGCGGTCGATGCGCTCCTTGATTTTGCGATAGATTTTTGCGAGCCTGTCCAGAGGTACTGGCTCTTGGGTTTCTTCAGACATTGTGCTTTCTCCTGTATTGTTTTTGTCTAAGGTTTGACAGTTTACATAGTTTTCTTTGCGTTGCAACCCCCTTTCATGAATTTATTTCTGTGTCGAACATCTCTGTAAGTAAAGAGTTGTCACTTACTTTGTCTTCTAATGCTTTAAACATCTTCTTCTCGATTGGGCTACCTTGAATGTGTATCACAGTAACCTTGTCGGAGTCTTGACCTTTGCGGTCGGCTCGTGCTATGCACTGAACGTACTGCTCTACACTCATCAGTGGCCCATAGAACACCACAGTGTCAGCGGCAGTTAGGGTAATCCCGTGTGCACTAGCTTGCGGTTGCATCACCAACACGCGAGGATCAGGTTCGCTTTGAAATCTCCTGATGGTGTCTGCGCGTTTGGGCGGTGTCACACTGCCGTGGATGCACTCGTTGGCGATGCCCTTCTTCAAGAGGTGGTTGTGTATCGTGTCGATGGTGCTACGGAACAAGGCGAAGATGATGACCTTGCGGTTTGTCTCCTCCAAGATTTCCTCAAGCACACCAAGGCGAGGCGCTGAGTCAAACTCCACAACTTCCCTGTCGTCTGTGTAGGCCGCACCACAACTGATCTGCAAGAGCTTTGAGACCCCTGCTGCAGCGTTTACTGCACTGATGGTTTCCCCTGCCGCATACACCATCATCTTGTCCTTGAGCAAGTTGTAGTACTTGGCCTATTGTGGGGTCAGCGGGACTTCACGCGTCATGGTAATGACAGGCGGTAGGTCAAGGCACATTTCTTTGGTAAAGCGAATGGCCGGTTGCAGTGCCTCATGTACCAATTCTGGTGCGTTGGCTTTAGCCGCCCACTTAAACATCGTCACCTTGTGCATGACTTGATCGCGCCACGCAGTGAAGAACTTGGGCACGCCATCGGGGTTAACCAATTTGGCTAGGCCATACGCATCCGCAGGGGACTGTGATGCGGGTGTACCCGTCATCATCCACAGGAATGTGTTGGGCTTGATGATGGACTTCAGGGTCTTCCAACGCTTAGTCGTCATGGTCTTGTAGGCGTTAGCCTCGTCAACAATGATTAAGTCAAAGCGCCCATCGTTATTGATCTCGTCAGCGATCAAGTTCAGCCCATCGTAGTTGGCGATTACAAATCTGTAATCTTGCTGAACCATCTCAATACGCCGACTAGCCTGCGCATGGTGCGCGACGATGGCAGAGCGATGGATGATGCTGTTGTTCAGATCGCCAAGCCATGCAGACTGCATGATCGACAAGGGACACAGTATCAAACAGCGCTTTACTTCGCCACGTTCCATCAGGTAATCAGCCGCCCACAAAGCTGAGAGCGTCTTGCCAGTGCCCGGCTCACTAAACACAAAGGCTTTGCGATTGAGCGTTAAGAAAGATGCAGTATCAATCTGGTGAGCCATGGGCTTGTATTTACCCGGCCAGTTGTAGCGCCTAGTGATAGGCGATTGAATGTTTTTAACACCTAGGTTACGCAGTACCCGACATTCGTCAAGACCCCAATACACAGCTACGTCGTAGCCGCCATCCATACGCTCGATGACTTTGTGTTTTGGGATTACCTGATATTTCTGTGGGTTGCGGGTGCGAAAGACAAGTGCTTTGTCCTCGATGATTTCCATGCTTTCTCCGTTTATTTATTATCTGATCTGTTCGCTGACTTACTTCGCATTCGAAGGTTGCCCTTCGCTGACGTACCGCCCGAGCGCATGGGCTTGATGTGATCCACATCTTTGCCGTCACCCTTGGTAGCTGAACCCGTCTTCTCCATCATGCGACGAGCCTTGACTCGCTCTGCGCGTTTCTTGATCTGGTCGGGTTTGCCTTGGTAGTTGTCGTACTCACTGCGGTAGTTGCGTGTAGCCATGATTAAATTTCCTCTTGATATATTTTACGAATTTTGCCAAGGCTATCTACTACACGGGGTTCGTTTTCACCTCGGCCTTGTTTCATTACGTCCGCAATTAAACGCATTGATAGGATCGTAGCGCACTCTACATGCAACCCAATAGTGCCATAGCTAGAGTACTCAGTTTTTGTAGGGCGGACATAACCGTCGTGCATAACTGCGTTATCGTTAGCGTCTAGCGGTCTGTTACATACATGGCACATGTCAGCGTATGAATGATGGACGTCGTGTGGTTTTTTGAGAGACATAAATTTCCTTTAGTGTTTAACAGGGGGTTTGATTAAATCCATGATGGACTGCTCAGTCTCAGCCACCATGATACGTACTCTATTTTGCATTTCAAAGTTTGAGAGCGCTGCTTGCTTTGATAATTGTTTTGTGATGGTCACCATGACAGCGCCTTCTGTTACGCCTTTGAGTGAGTTCTTATTCTTCTCAAACGCATCAAGCAATGCTTCGGCCATGTTGTTAGCGTTGAGTGTCCACACATTGACTGTGCGGCCTTCGTCTGAGTCTGTCACGATGTCGATGTCGTACACGTTCATAGTTTTCTCCTTAATGTTTTGGGTGGTTTTCGCAGGTTGTAACGGGACACCAAGGACACAGCGGTGAGGGTCTTGGGTTCCATACGCCTGTTGCATGCGCTTGTTCAATCCGGCTTGGTCAATCGTGTATGACGCCCTAACCATATCGTCCTTGACAACGAACAGCAAAGCTGCGTTGACCTTTCGGATGTGCGGGAAGTGGGCGAATACCATGAGCGCCATCAGTTTAAGTTGCTCACGATCGGGGTACTTGTTGTTGCCAGTTTTGTAGTCCACAACCCAACAAGTTAAGTTCTCATCGTCAATGATGAGCAAGTCAGCAATACCACGAAGCCACACATCTTTGCCAAGGAACTCGCAGGGCTTCAAGTCAACAGTCAATCCCATCTTGTACTCGCACAGCTTCCTTCCGGGCTTGGCGTTTAGGGCATCTAGCGTGTCCTTGATGTACGCAAACTCTGGTGGCAGGGGCTTGCCTTCCTTGATGTAAAGCTCTGCCGCCTCATGCAGTACCGTGCCGTAGCGCGTTGCTTCAGTCTCTTGGAACTTGTAGTTCTTCAAGACCTTTACTTCGTGATACCTACGGGCGCAGCCCTCGTAGTCCTTGAGGGATGAGTGGCTCCATGTAATTGGTTTAGTCATCAAACTTCGCAGTCTTTATTGCTACAGTTAATCGGTTGGCAAACTGTGTGACAAACGCCTCGTTCTTGTTGAGATCGTACTGCCCCATGTCTTCCAGTATGGCGTGGACAACCTCGTGCCAGAACGTGTCAGCCAATTCTTCCTTGGTGAACCTACGCCCCGTCACATTGCTGACCTTGCCAAGCCGGATGCACTGCTCTGGATAGAACGTGCGCCCCATATCTCGGCGGTGAAGCATGGCTTCCACCACCTCCACGCTGTACCATTTCCTGCCCACACGCATACGCGTTGGTAACTTCATACTTTCTCCTTTTAGTTTTTTGCTAACCCATATCGACGATGCGCGCCACCGTCAGCGTCCAATGGGATACCCTGCATATAGGGCGGCTCCATAGTCATCTGAGCCAAGACCCAAGTCTTAGCTTCCTCAACCTCTGCATCGGGCACAACAACGATCTGTTCGTCATGCACCGTTCCCGCCACAAAGTACCTCTTTGCAGTTCGTAGCATCCCATCCGTCATCACAATACGCGCAGTGCCCTGCACCACATTGTTCGTGATCTTGCCTGCGTACAGCTTGGTAGCGTCTGGCCCGTATACCCACTGGCTCCTACCTTTCTCGTCCTTCTGCTGTCGCAAGTCAGGGTAGAGCAGACTCATGCCGTTTGGCAGAACTATCTCACCCTTCTTGAAGGTAATACATTTATACACGAACTCATTGCCGTCTGCAAGTGCTGTTTGTATGAGGCCAGAGCACATGTCCCAAAAGCTCACAACGGGGTGAGCCGTAGCCCTGTACTTGTCGATGATCTTCTTGGCCGCTACGCAGTGAATGAGTAGCTCCAGATCGGTACAGGTGTGGGGTATCTCCATCATCTTCGTGTGGTTGTCATCCCACTCAAGGAACTTGTCGATGTACCGGCCATCTACGCCTAGCTTCTTTGCAAAATCTTTCTCATACCGAACGGGCGGTGCCCCGAGGAATCCCACGAGAAGTTGAGACGCAAAAGCCGCCCAACCAAGGCCGTATCCGCAGCCAAGCAACGCGCTCTTTGCAGACTGCCGAAGATCAGGGTGAGACTCCTTAGTGAGTCCGGGTACGTTAAACATCTGCGCTCCGAACGCGGCGTAAGGGTCACCCCCACCCCTGAAGATCGTAAGCATGTCTTGATAATCTGAAAGCCACGCAAGAACTCGCGGTTCAATCTGCGATAGATCTCCAACGACGAGTTGGTAGCCTTCGGGAGCCATAATTGCTTTACGCAGGAACGAGCCTCGCTTGAGGTTTTGCATGTTGATGGCCGAACCTTTGGCCGCCGTCCACCTGCCCGTCTGAGCCCCATAGTACGAGAGAGGTACGGGTAGGGCACCGCGTTGGCTGATGTCGAGGAATCGCTGAGCGCGAGTTCGTTCGGTGGTCGATTTAACCCGAAGACGCGCTTCACAAAGTAGGGCAACGTCTTCACGTTCACCGTTGAGTAGCGTTTGAAATAGGGCATCGTTTTTAGCGAGTGCAAGCGCTTGCTTGCCAGTCGTCTTGCTGACCTTGGTTGGCGGAACCACATCGAGTTTCTCAAGTAGTGCAGCAAACTTAGCGTTCGATGCCAGCGCAGTCTCTTCCACGCCGAGCTTTTGTAATAGTGCTTCACGTTTTTCTTTCTCCTGTTCGATTGCGTTATGTAGCATGAGGGCGTCAAGCTGCAACACTGGGCGTGTGTACATCTTGAGTGTCATGTCGATGAGCCTGAGTTCACTGGACGGGTAGCCCTTGACCAAGCGCCTAAAGATCTGCTCACACAGGTACACATCGTGCGCGCAGTACTCAGCCAGTTCTTGCTCCATGGAAGGTGCAAGCTCCGTGTAGCCGTTGGTTGTGTACACAGCCGTACCCTTGGGCGGTAGGCCGAAGTCCTCGGCCAGCTTCATCAGCGAGTTACCAACCTCCACGCCCCTAAGAGCACGAGCCATGGACAAAGTATCAAAGATAAAGCATGGATGCCAGTCATATACCCATTCCAATATAGATATATCGAACTGAGCGTTATGAGCCAGAACAGCAGTAGTAGCAGGATCGTAGCCAGCCAAGACACGCGGGAGTGTGTCGTGTCTGCACCACTTTGTTTTTGTGTCTGTTCCGAACTCATGGATACAGGCTCCGAATGCTTTGAATCTTGGGTCACGTATGTACTCCTCGGTTGTCATTTTGCTGAGCGTGTAACCTTCCTTGGTGTCCCAGTAGGTTTCTAGGTCAACTGTAATAATTTGTTTGTATGGCGCACTCACTTCTTCTCCTTTAAAAATTTTCTAACTTCTGCTTCTCGGCTTGGGGACAGTTGAAACCATGAAAGATCGCCTCTGTCTTTTGCACGCACCTGCCCAATCATGTGGTATGCCGTCTGTCGTTTCACCCCCAACCGTTCAGCTAACACCCACGCTTTTGTCTGTGCGTATGGGCGGTTACGGGATTGTTCTGCGCGGGTCGCCCACCGACAGTTACTAGGTATGTAATTCTTGTTGACGTTGATCCGATCAAGGGTGTGTAGGGGGGTGGGTCGCCGCCCCATGTCTTCGAGAAACGCCTCAAACGAATCCCGCCACTTTTTTATTATCGAAATACCGCGCCCACCATAGTACGCATAGTCGTGCGCGTTGGGGTTAAGGCAACGGTTTTTCATCATCTGCCATGACCGGTATTCGGGAGACGCAACCCGCCTCCCGTCAACAAGTTTTACTTCGCCGTGTGTCTGTCTCATATACGATTTCCCAGTGTACTAGAAAATCTATTGTACCTCACTTTAACTCCTTCGTGTAAAGCGGGATTGGTTTGTACGTGCTAGACGGCTTCTTCCATCTAAAGTACTTGTGCCCCACAGCGTTCTCACAAAGGTAGCCAACGGGCACAGGCGTAGTTATTGAAATCGTGCCTGACTGTTTGGGTTCAGGTGTTTCCAGATACTTTGCATACACATGGTCGGCAACAAGCGCAGCAAAGTGTTCAATGTCACCATGTAGCGTCAGTCCGTTGTTTTCAATCAGGTTGGTAATTTCATCACTTGTCATTAGTTTTCTCCTTTGGTATGTCGTTTAATTGTTTGTAGGATTCCCATCCAGAATCGTGGCCGTCTTTAAATCCCGCAGTCCAAGCCCGATCCCATGCCTGACACCACAGTTCGTAGTAGCCGCCATACAGCGGGAAGCCTTTGTCAAACACGCCGTGCTTAACCAGATGCTTTACATCTTTGCGCTTGATAAACTTTTCCCATGCCTTGTCACGGGCTTTGTTGTAGATGGGTATGTCGTCGAGTAGTCCTTTGCTCATGCTTGTCCCCTGTTGCGGATTTTCTCCACGTACTCAGGCAAGAGCCATGGTTCCACCATTTTGGCGATCGCCTCACGCTCTGCGGCTATGGCCGCCGCAATCATGTCAACTGCCACGAGTTCGCGCTTCTGTTGCACTTCCAAAAGCTTTGCCATGTTGGTGATGATGGCTTCGTATTCTTTTTGCATTGCTTCTCCTTAGTTAAAGTTTTCTTTTGGTGGTGCGTCTAGGACGTTTAGAAAGCCGAAAAAATCGTTTGCCGCCAACATGAGTTGCGACGCCTCCATCTCATTACAGTTTAGGGTAACGACTCCTGCGACATTATCTTCAGCGCGTCCAATGATGAACACGCCCTGTGCTTTACCTGTGCCATAACACATCACGATCTTGTGAATCAGTAATCTGAAATGGTGCTGCTCCTCATCCGACATGGCCTCGACCCTGCGCTCGAGTTCCTCCTCTGTCATTGAGTAATCACCGTGTACGTAACTCATCTCGTAGTCCCATCAGTAGTTGTTGTAAGTCTTCAAGGTTGTCTTCTCTTGCGATGAAGACTGTCCCGCCATGGTTGAGGATGGCGTTGAGTTCTCTGTCTTGAAGGGCTGTGGTTGTGCCTTTGCCTGCCTTGCACTCGATGGCAATGAAGTGTCCGTCCATGCAACCAACGATGTCAGGTATACCCGCTCGGCCAAAACCATTAGCGGGGGGCATGAAGTGGTAGATGTCAAAGGCATTAAGCATTTTCCTCACTGCCGTCTTCACTTTCGTTTCCGGTGTATTCGCCATAGTAGTTCGCATTCATAAGTTCAGAGTAATCAAAGTGGTCGTCAAGACAGTCAACAATGTTGACGTCAGGGCCTTCGGTATCAAACACAGTGTCGTTGTAGATGTACTTGTACTTAGGCACAAACAGTTGGTTGTATGCAAACTTCAAGCCTAAGTCCGTGGGTTTCCAAAGCCCCGCCGTACGGCTCTTAGAACCCTTTACAGGTGCGTTCTGAACCATGTGCCAGTGCTTCAATGTCCCAAGTTGTGGGGAGCGTAGCATCCAGTCAGGTGCAGTGCGTTGTACGTCCACCCAGCCATCTTCACGAGGGTTTTGTTTGCACAGCCAAATCAGATGACGTGCCATGTTCGCGTTGATGCCACGCCTGTACAACTTACCCCACCTATCGCACACAGGGCAGTGACCGCCTTCGCTTCTGATAACGCTACCCCATATGTGGCCAGCTTGCTCTAGCGTAGCGCCTTCGTAGAGGCTTACATAAGTTGGCTCTGTGCCATCGTCAACCAGTTCAATCATTTATTTCTCCTTGTCTTCGTTGTAAAAATATGGCGTCATCAGGGTTGCGGATGCGCTCAAGCTCCCTGTCGTAATACTTCTTGGGCATTGGTGCTTTCTTGTCAAGGATAGTCCTCAACCATTCAGCCCCGCCAAGTTGTTGCAGTATCAGCCAGTGTCTGTCAGACATTCGGACTTGTCTTCCCAGTAAGGGCTCTGGTGGCTTTGGCCGTGGCATGTTCAAGTACTCCTTCATGTTTGTTTGGTTGTCTTTCTTTGGCGCGTGTGTACGTGCCGAACTGTTTGTAGCCTAAGCCTTCTTCGTTTGAGATCGTGCCTGTCGGTTGCCTTGCACGAAAGCGTACGTCTTCATAGAAGATGCTTGGGCGTGGGTCTTCCTTCCAACGGAAGGGGCTTAGGGGTGGTGTGGGTTTGTCTGATTTCAAAACAAAGCAGCCTTTCTCTGAGTCATATCTAATTAAATCCATCACTTTCATATCGTCATCCCAAGCTGACGCAAAGCGGTTTGCAGTCCAGCCACCCCACCTACGCGTTGGTCGTTGATAAATATCTGAGGCATCTGACGCGCATCAGGAAACTCTTTGAGGAAGTTGGCCATGCGCTCCCCCACCATGATGTCAACGTCTGCATACTTCAGCCCTACGCTGTCCAGTATGAGCTTAGCCGTCACGCAGTTGGGGCAGTTGTCCTTGGTGTACATTGTGATGTGTATGTCTTTCATGGTGTCTCCTTCATAAGATGTGCATACTCTTTGATGTTGTTAAAACGTTCTTCCCCAATACCGCAGTGAGCGCAGACACTTACCCCGTTTGGGTTTATGTAGAACTGGTGGTATATGCCTTCGCACAGAGGCGGTTTTGCTTTCTCTTTGAGATCAGGTTCTATCTCGTAGTTAGGCAATAGCTGACGCAACTCATCAGCCCTTGACGGGTGCTTTAGTTTACGCAAAGCCTTGGCCTCGATCTGCCGTATGCGTTCTCGCGTTACATCAAACTTTTCTCCAATTTCATCAAGCGTATGTTCCTCGCAACCGATGCCAAAGTGCATGCGAAGTACCAAGGCTTCACGCGGAGTAATTGAATCCAGTTGTTTCTCCACGACACTCACCGTTTCATGCTTGAGTACAGCTTCGTCAGGATCATCAGGCCTCATCAACTCTAACATCTCCTCGGCATGCATCCCGAGGGCAGCACGCATACCTTCAGAGCTTACATCACGTTGTGCGGTATTGCGTTTAAGTTTCAGCGTCAGTTGCTCTGCTGTCCACAGATCGGTTGGCAGTGCACACAACTCCTCCATGAGTGCCTTGGCGTTCTCGCTGAACTCTCCGCTTTGATTGAGAGGAGGCTTACGCATGGCTATTAGTTCTGTCAGCGCAGTCTTTGGCAAATTAACCGCACGACAAAACTCTGACACACTTCTATACCCAGCGTTCTCAATCGCGTTCAAAATCAGATTGTTTCTGACTGTGACCTTGATGCGGTACTCGTTGACTGGTTCGTCTTCGTACATCTTAGCCCCCAAACATTTTCTTTAAGTAGTCGTACAACTCACGCGCTTGGAACACAGTCATGTCTTTGAGGATGTCATCAGGCGTCTTGCTACGCACAAGAGAGATCATTCGTTTAGGCGTGTGGCCCATAGCGTAGGCGGCAGCATCAAGCGCATCT